CCTACCGGGTGACCGAATTTTTACTTTTTAAGGAATATCATGAACGACTTAGTCAAGCACCCTTCCACTGTTTCCCCACTCAGCTTAGCTTCACATGATGGTGTGCCAGTGCGTCGCCCCGCTGGCAATAAGTTTGTCGCCAAGGGGCATGATGCGCAGCTTCAGGATGCCCAGTACAGCAAGTCCAAGGTTATTCTGACCATGATCAGCGGAGCTTCGATTTCTGGACTCTTGGTCAAGCGCGACAAGTTCACAATCACGATTCGCCATCAGAGTGGCGAATACATAGGCCAGGATGAAATCTTTTACAAGCATGCCATTGAGGGTGTGTTGGTGATTCGCCAGTTGATAGACTCGGCAAAGTAAGGTTTCGCGATGACAGTACCTACAACGGCTGTTGTGGGCTCGGCCTCCATCGAGGAAGCCGAACCTATTCCGCATTACGATTTCGACGATCTTTTCCAGCAGAAGATCACGGCGATGATGATTCGCGACACGCAGTTCGCGCAATTGACAGAAGGGCTTATTCGGCCTGAGTTCTTCGAGAATGCAGGTTTCGGCGCACTGATCAAAGTGTCTGGCGCCTACTTCGATAAGTACAAGAAGTGCCCTGGCGACAAGACTGTTTTGTACTCACTGATAGGAGACGCTGTTCGGGCCAAGACCCTGCCAGCCGATCTGGCGAAGATCGCTCTTTCGGTTGTGCCGGACATCATGGCGACCGATGTTTCGGATCGCGACTATGTCGCAAACCAGTGCGCAACATTCGCTCGCCACCAGGCTACAGCGCGCGCCATTCTCGATTCGGTTGACCTGATAGAGAAGCGCGACTTTGATGCCATTGAAAAGCGAATGGGCAAGGCTCTATCGACTGGCGTGAATATCAGCGCCGGAAGCTACGACTACGAGGAAATGCGCAAGGCGCGGTCTCAGGAGCGTCGCGAGAAGGCTGCCGGCACACTACCTCCAACGGGAATAACCACCGGCTTTCCTATGCTGGATGGTTACTTGTATCACAAAGGATGGGGTCGCCGAGAGATGGCGGTTCTAATGGGTGGGCCAAAATCGGGCAAGTCGATGGCGATGATCAGCTTTGGCATCAACGCCATCGCCAACGGCTACAAGGTTCTGTATGTGACCCTTGAGGTCTCTTCGCAGATTATTGCCGAGCGCATGGATGCCAATATCTCAGAGCGTGCCATGATGGAGCTCGGGCTCAATATCGACGAGGTGGATGAAAAAGTCGCTGCGTTCATGAGCAAGGCTGCTCCATTCAAGATTGAAGAGTTCCCGTCCGGAACCATGAAGCCGAGTGACCTGCGCCGCTTGATAGAGCGGTACAAGGCACAGGGCATGATCTTCGACCTAGTGATCGTTGACTACGCCGACCTGATGGCGCCAGAGAACTGGACTGACAATGTTCAGGAGAACTCCAAGTCAGTCTACGTCTCGCTGCGCGGCCTGGCCATGCAAGAAGGCTACGCGCTGCTGACTGCAACTCAGACGAACCGAGAGGGCGCTAAAAAGGCTGTGGCGACCATGACTGACGTGGCGGAAGACCTGAACAAGATTCGCATTGCCGATATCGTGATCTCCATCAATAAGAGTGACGATGAACGCGCCATGAATCAGGCTCGGCTGCATTTTGCCGCATCCCGGAACCAGCGCTCAGGCTTCAGTGTTCGGGTTGAGCAGAACATTGATCAGGGCCGGTTTATTTCCAAGGTGATTGGGGAAGATTGATGCTTAAGTTTCTCCTGCGTAGCGCACCGTGGATCGACGGCATCGACGTAAACATCGCAGAGATGCATCCAGACGGCACCATCTCTGCTGCGACTCCGCTTGTTTTTAGCAAGGTTGAGAAGGGGTGCGTAGTTGGAGCTCCAAGCTTGACGATCAATCGCGAATCAGCACAGCAGATGATGGATGACCTTTACTCATTTGGATTTCGGCCCACTGAGATGAAGGCGTCAGTTGGGCAAGTTGAGGCAATGAGGGCGCACATATCGAATCTTCAAAGAATCGCCTTTCATGATTTTCAGGACCCTGACGCAGCCACCGAGACTGCGATTTCAAAGTCAGCGAGTAAGTGGTAGTCCGAGCTGTAGAGTGCATGATCGACTGAATTGAAAGGTCTATCTATGAGCTTTATGGAATTGTTCTTCCTGTTCGTGGCAGTCCGGCTTGCCATTACGCTTGGTCTGACCGATGTCGCTATGTTCTTTGTGTTTTTGGCTCTAGCGATTTTGTTGGTCTGATTCCGAGCAAGCGTGTTTACAGTTCAGTCATCGAAAGGTTTTTATGACAATTGAGCGCAAATGGAAAAGTGGCAGGCCGCCTCATGTTGGCTGGTGGAATGCCAGCACAACAGGTCGTTGCAGTATTTGGCGTTGGTGGAACGGTGAGTTTTGGAGTCAGGCTTGTGATGATGACGACACTCCCACCTATGCTCTCGAATGCGCTCAGCTTCGCGACGATTCTGTTTCCATTGACACTGTTTGGTGGACTGACTACTGGCCAGAGAATGCTCGCGTTCCGAGGGTTTCACCATGACTCTGGAAGTCTTGTATCTTTTTCTGTCCACGTTTGGGCTCGTCTTCTTTCTCGGCTTTCAATCGCTAGCTGTGAACTCGGGCAACTTCTGGCTCGCCGGTGCAAATTCACTGGTGATCGGCACACTCAATCTTGTTCTGTTCAAAACAGCGCCGCATGCTACGGGGGTATGGGAGATTGGTGCTTACATATTCGGCGGTCCACTTGGCATATTGTGTGCAATGTGGACCCACCGAAACGTCGTTTCTCGTTTCAGGAAAGACACCAATGGATCGGGATGAACTCACTGCGGCGTTAGAGAAGATCGATGTAGAAACATACCTCGACCAAGAAGGCGTTCAGTACAACCACAGCTACGGCACACGCGGACTGCAGCTTAACCTCGGAGAGTGTCCGGCATGTGGGGAAGGCGGCCGTAAGACCTACATCAACGCCGAGACCGGCCTGGGCAATTGCTTTCACGGCGCTTGCAATTTCAAGTTCAACAAATTCAAGCTGATACAGAAGGTCAGTGGACTCTCAGGGCGCGAGCTGGACGGACACATCGGCGCCACTGCAGAGAATCAGGGCTGGATGCCCAAGAAAGAGCGCAAAACCATTGTGTACGGCGCACTGACACTCCCGACACAGCTCCGCGCGATTCCAGAAAACGGCAGGCATCTTCGCTACCTGGAAGAGCGTGGCGTCACGGAAGACTCTGCCTTGTACTTTCAGCTTAAGTATTGCCATAAAGGCTGGTGGGGTTACGAAATCGAGGGTGAAGCAAAGCGCTGGGTTTCCTACGACAAGCGGGTAATCATCCCCATCGCTGACTTAAAAGGCGAGCTCGTATCGTTCCAGGGTCGCGATGTCTCGGGCGTCCTAATACCGAAGTACCTCTTTCCGACGGGCTATGCGGTGGCAGGCAGTCACATCTACAACGGTCAAAACTTTCAAGATGGCGTCCACACGCACGCCATCGTAGGTGAGGGCGCATTCGACGCAATCGCCATTCATCAGGCACTTATGGGTCATGCCAGCTGCGGCGCAATGATTCCCGTGGCGACTTTTGGCATGCACCTGTCGAGCGGCCCATCCGGGCAGATCAGCAAGTTTCTGGAGCTCAAGGATCGCGGACTCAAGACAGTCACCTTTATGTGGGACGGGGAGGCAAAGGCGATGGCAATGGCGGTCAAAGCTGGCATGGAGCTCACATCGCTCGGACTCAGGGTACAGATCGCCCAACTCCCGGAGGGGTTTGACCCGGCGCAGGGGCCAGATAGCGCTCCGACGCCGCCGGACTTGGTGCGTAAGGCAATCTTCAACTCAACCTTTCTCAGCCGAATGAGTGCGGTCAAACTACTCATTGAAGCGGGAAAAATAGTCAAGCCAGTCAGTCATGCGTGACTGTTTCACTATAATGGTGAACACCCAAATAGGGAATTTATGAAAATGCAAAATATCTTGATGGATCGTTATTGGATGATTCATGAGGGCGGGTCGAAATACTATCAAGTGTTTCAATTTAGGCCAGAAGACGGTCGCGATGTGACTGTCACCCACTGGGGTTCGGCAGGCTCGCAGACCGAGTTCGGCAGGCCGGTTAATGGCGGCCAAACTCAGATCAAAAAAGGCGCACTGGGCATTACTTCGGTCAATAAGAAGAAAGCCCGCGGATACTATCTTGCGAATTCGGATATGAGCAGCAAGTTTTCCGACTCGCCTTGGTTTGTTGAGCATTTCGGCGCAAGTGATGCGTTCGCAATCAAACAAGCAATGTTCCATGACTACGAAAACTCAGCTCCGACACCTGTCCCTGAAACTAAGGGAATCAAAGCAGCGCCCGAAGTCAGTCCCGACGGCTGGGGTTCTTGGTAGATTTTTATGGAAAAGCCTATGACATCCGAAACCGTTCCAGCTAAGTCAGAAGTGATTGAGCCGATCACATCTTCCGCAGACGGAAAGCGAAACAGCTATTCGTTTCATTGTCTGCACATCGGCCAGAGCATGAGCTATGCAGCCTGTCTTTGGCGCCAGGAGGTTCTTGGAGCACCTAAAGTCAAGACGCCTGAAGACTGGGCCGGCTGCGATCAAGCGCGTCGCTGTGGCACTTGTCCGGCACTGACCATGCGAAACGAAGAGATTGCTGCAGGCAAGTCAATTTACTTCGAGGCACGGGATGCATGGCGTCGGGCCGCGAGCCAGGTACGCCAGTGGGTTGGACCTAGTCGACTTGCAACGGCTGTCAAGGCTGTGAGTGATTTTGTTAGCCCGCCCCCCAAGAAGAAAGAGGCCGACATGCTTGATGCAATCGGCGACATGGGCAGCTTCGCTGATGTCGTCACCGAGGCGGCTAAGCCCGTTGCGCCAATTCCCGTCGCCATTGCTGGCGAATCACCACTGCAGATGGCTCGTCGCATCGCTACGGAGCGCGCAAATGGCAACGTGTGAAATCACCTTAAAGGTGGCAGTGGGTAGCTTAGACCCGCTGCCGCCAGGTTGGCGTCTTCGATCTAACTGGCGCGGCAAATTGATTCTTCAACGCCGAAGGTTTTATGAAGCGCATGTCGGCTTTTCTACGTCGGGCGCCGCTGACCAGCACTGGTCCGACGCAACGGTTGAGGACATCTCAACACTCATTCAATTCACCCAGGAGTAACCATGAACATCACCATCAACAAGGGCAAGTCCGTCTTCGCCGCCATCGAGCGTATCGCTGCGACCAGCTCCAAGATCGAGAAGGAAGCGCTATTCAAGGAGGCAGGCTCTCAGTCCAGCCTCTTCATGAAGGTGGTCACCTATGCCTATGACCCGTTCAAGAACTACGGCATCAGTCATGCGCCAAGCAAGACTCCCGGCATTGCCGCGACGGCCAATGACCTGAGCGAAGACATGGTCTGGAAGCTTCTGGACAACCTGATTTCTCGCGACCTGTCAGGCAACTCGGCTCGTGAAAATGTTCAAACCATCGTGGACTTTCTCGACGACGAAAGCTCCGAAGTGTTTCGCCGCATCATTAACAAGGACATGCGCGCTGGCTTTGGCGAAGGCACGATCAACCGCTGCTTCAAAGGAACCCTCAAGGAGTTCCCCTACATGCGCTGCACCCTGGAGCCCAAGTCCAACATGGCCAAGTGGGACTGGACCGTGGGTATCATCAGTCAGGAAAAAGCCGATGGCATGTTTGCCAACATCAACTTTGATGGATCAGGCTTTCTGTGGATCACGAGTCGCCAGGGCACTCAATTCCCGGAAAACTGCTTGGGTGTTGAGGCTGACCTTCGCAAGACTCTCCTGCATGGGACGCAAACCCACGCTGAGCTCCTGGTAACGCAGGACGGCATTCTGCTTCCGCGAGAAGAGGGTAATGGCGTCTTGAACTCACTACAGTCGGGCGGCAAGCTGGAGTCAAGCCAAAAGGTCGTGATTCACGCCTGGGACCAAATTCCGTTGGAGGTTGTTGTGCCCAAGGGCAGCCACGACGTGCCATACAAAAAGCGACTGGTGTCGATCTGCCGTCAAATTGCAGCGGCACAGGCTCAGGGCATGAATCAGGTTACGGTTGTTCCGACCAAGATCGTGCACAGCCGCGGCGAAGCCTTCGCCCATTACCGCGAATTGCTCAAGCGCGGTAAAGAAGGCACTGTTCTCAAGCACCCCGCGATGCCCTGGATGGATACAGACGGCGGCAACAAGGACCAGGTCAAGCTCAAGCTGGAGGTCACTGTCGAGCTCCGCATCAAACAGATGCAGCCGGCATCGCCCGGTACTAAGCATGCCGCGACATTCGGTTCACTGTTGTGCGAGTCTGAGTGTGGTGGCTTGTCTGTGGGCGTTTCTGGCATGAAGGATCAAGATCGGATCAACATTGCGAACAATTGGGAAAAGTTCAAAGACAGCATCCTGAGCGTCAAGGCCAACTCGATCATGGACCCTGAAGATGATGAAGAAAAGCACTCTCTGTTCTTGCCGCGTTGGGTCGAGCCTCGCAGCGACAAGACTCGCGCGGACACGCTGATTCAGATTAAGGATCAGTTTGCAGCAGCTGTGAACGCCGCATGAGTGATCTCCATAGGTTCCCGCAGAAAAGGAACGGAGTTCTGCACCCTTCCAAAGGGAAGGGTGTGGTCTATCTAGCAGAACACTCGGTCGGCCCGGGACTGGTGTCTGTCCAGTTTGATGACATGCCCGCGCCGGAGATTGTGCTTATCAGTGAACTGACATCTCTGCCGAGTCGTGGCGAAAGTCCGGACCCAAAAACGCACCGAAACAGTGGCTGGTGCGGCGACAACAACTATCGAACAAGGAAATGAAATGGCCTTACTCACAGGATCTAGCGAAGCCGCGCAGCTGATCGTGCGCGCGCTCAATTTGCCACCTGAGACCGTGGCATTCACGCTGCGCATGCGTGCTGGCGATCCGGCCATGCTGGAGGTGGAAACCTACGCCAATGCCGATGTCGCCGAAGAACTAGCCACGGTGCTGAGGCGCTATCGACTGGAGGAGCTGGAAGAACCTAGCGCTTGAGATAAACGGTTGCGGAGCAATCCGCTTTGATTGAAATGTTATGCCGTTCGCGGCGAAAGGAAATGAAATGATTGAGAACCTGCAAAATTGGATGACGACCTTTGACTTCACAAGCTGGATGGGCTTTGGCTTGTACTGGCTCCCGCTTTCACTTTGCACCTACGGATACACGGTACGAACGTGGCTGAACTACCAAAGAGATGTGGCCACCCGCGAAGCGTCGGAAAAGGAATTGCAAGCAGCAGACACCGACCTTGCGCGCAGGACCGCCGCCTACTACAGCCCAACCGACACGATTGGAACGCTGATCGGGCGCGGCCTTGCAGCCACCATCCCGGTGGTGAATCTGTGGGCGGCGTGCTTCGATGTTGCGCCGAGATTGTTTGCCTCGATATTCAAGTTGTTCGGCCGCGTCTTTAACCAGCCGCTTGTACCGAAACGCAAGGCATAACGCGGCAGCGAGGAAATAAAATGAAAATTCTTGAGAAAGTTCTGGCAAAGGCGATTCAATTTGCTGCCGATAAGCACTCGGAGCAAACTGATAAAGGTGGCAATCCCTACATCCTGCACCCGCTGCGCATGATGATGCGCTTGCGTACAAGTGACGAGGAACTGATGGCAATCGCGGTCCTGCACGATGTTGTCGAGGACTGCGGTGTATCGTTTGACGAACTACGTTCCTTCGGTATGTCGGAGCGTGTTGTGGAGGGTGTTAGGGCGCTTACCAGGCAGCCCGGCGAAACCTATGGGCAGTTTATCGAAAGGCTTGCTGGCAATCGCGATGCCCTGATGGTTAAGCGTGAAGACCTGCGAGACAACTCAGACTTGACCCGCCTTAAGGGCGTAACTGAAAAAGACGTGGCGCGAATGCAGAAGTACATGAAGTCCTTCAAGCGCGTCGAGGCGCTTCTTGGGCACTGCGCGGGCAAGGAGTAAAGATGCAGATTTGGAAATTCAACCTCGCAGTAGCCGAACTGCAAGCAATAGCAATGCCGCGTGGCGCGCGAATACTGAGTCTTCAGACTCAGCAAGGAGTGCCTCAATTGTGGGCGCTTGTAAATGAGGACTTAAGGACAGAATTGCGCACGTTCGCCATGTTCGGAACTGGCTGGAGGGTGCCAGACGGTTTCAACTGCGACCGCTTCTTGGGCACATGCCAGCTGGACAACGGTCTTGTTTTTCACTTTTTCGAGAAAATTAGTGCCGCATAGCGTCGTTGATTTATTCACGAAATCTGCTTCAATCCAGCGCGGGTAATGCTTAGTTTGCTACGATAAAAATAGCGCAACCCCGACATAAATTCAAGGAAATAAAATGACCATCGAAGAAATCGTCAACCACCATCCGTTGCCCTGGAGGCACAGCAAGACTAGCCAGCCTGGCCTGCTCGTTATGCTGGACGCGCGCAATCAAATTGTGGAGCTTCTTGTGATGATCGAGTACGTCGAACAGATCACAGCCCGGATTGTTTCCGAAGCTAACGCTAAGGTGACGCCGTCCTAAAGCGGGTCACTATAATCAGTCATCACTGACTACTTCCCAAAGGATTACCATGCTTTTCAACTTGATCAAAAGGCTCGCTCTCCGAGTCAAGGCTATTTTCGCGCCATCCATTTCTCAACTCGTCAAGGAGTGGGTAAACGCACTGGATTCCCGCCCGCAGGACTTTAAGCTGTTTGCCCTTTCTGACTCTGGCTCCTTCTGGGCGTTTCCTCCAGGCAATTCGGCGTTTCTGTGCATCTCCCCTGTTGGCATCGATGTCGCCTACTTGGACGACACTCGCATTGTTCTGGAGCCTGGCAACATCTACCTCCAGGAAGTTGGCTTTGGTCCGTGCATTCTGTTGTCCGAGATCGAGACCGTGATCTTGGTCAACGCGATTCAACGCTGGAATGCAGTTTCTTACTCATTCCCGATTGCCGCCATCTCTGGCGAAAAGGCAAACGCAGCATGAAAATCATCACCATCACCGGGCCAACCTGCTCAGGAAAGAGCACTGTTGAAGCTACGCTGGCCAGGATGGGCGCCGGTCGGCTCAAGAGCTTGACTACCCGCCCTATCCGAACCGGGGAAGTTGCCGGCAAGGATTACGACTTCATTACCACTGATGAGTTCGCGGAACTCAAAAGCTCCGGAAACCTCGTCGAGTCCGTGTTCTTCAATGGCAATTTCTATGCGGTTTCCGCTCGGGAAATGATCGACAAGCTAGAGACTCACAAGAACGTGGCAGTCGTTGTTGAGCCAGATGGAGCAGCGCAGGTTGCACGATGGGGCCGTGAGAACAACATTGAAGTCCGCTCTGTGTGGGTGAATTGTTCACCCCATGTCCGCGCAAGTCGCTGGATGGCACGGTTTATGGGTGACCTCGCGTCCAATGATGCACCGCGCACGACGATGACAACCTACGCTGGCCGACTCGGCGCCATGATGAGTGATGAGCAGGCTTGGATTGAAGCTGCTCGTAGTGGAAACACTCACCAGCTGAGTGGCAAGAACCCGATTCCTCCCGCACCATACTCGCTGATCGTTGATTCTGGCCTTTACTCGCCAGAAGAGATGGCGGCAACAATTCTTGAAGAATTAACGCAGTAGGCATGCCGCAGCACTACAATGAAGCCCTCCTGACCGAGGGCTTTTTTTATGCGTCTGCGTGACCTCCCGAGTATTCAAGGCTGGCTGCCAGGCCACCCAACATCCAATGATCGACTTTGGGATAGGGGTGCGCTGCAAGTCAGCGAGGCAGAGATTCAGCTTTACTACGCACGATCAAGCACAACAGGCAATCGCAGACATGCTATCGATGCAATTGACGCAGTCCAAGGTGCCGTTATGTTGGCAGTCTGCAAGGGGGAACTCACAGAGATTCCCGGCGCAATCTTCAATCACAAGCCGCCGGCCAGCCCATTTATGGTGGACGAGTTCGTATCTGGATTAGCCAGGATGCGCCCAGCGCGGCGCCAGGCGTGTCTGTTTGCTCTTGAGAAGGGCGACAGTCTTCCCAACATGATCACTTTGACCTGGAAGGAGGCTCGCGCATCGCAGCAACTCACTCCTCTGTGCATGGAGATTCTCGCATCGGCAGGCAAGGCCAGGCACCTGAAGCTGAATTACGTCTTTTGGGAGTGGGCCACTACCAGTATCGCCGCACCGCTCATTGACCTGACGTGGAGTGTCGAGAATGCGTTCGATTGCACTTGGCAAGAGCTACGTCTGCGCTACCGGAACATGGTCAAGGTCAACCGCGCGGCAGACTGCGCGAGCTTTTTGGACTTGTCGAACCGGCTTATCCACTAACTGAAAAATTAATACGATCTATCTTATGTAAAGTAAGGCGAAAGTTATCCACAATTTTGATGCTGTGGACAAATAATGACACCCCGCACCCATGCGGCATATGTGAATAATTTATACCGCACCCATGCGGCATATTTCGCGAAGATCACCCGCACCCATGCGGCACTAATAAGAAAGATTTAATACAGGATATGGGATAACACGGAATCGGTGCATTGCTTAAAAACTAAGCACCAAAATACCGTCACCAAAAAAGGTGGACCTACAGCTTCCGCAATAGGCGCTGCAGGTCTGCATCAGAATTGACCTGGACGTTCTGAGTCATCACGACTGTGCCGCCATCGTTCTGTGTGATCTGCTGGACGTTGACCGTCACATTGACTGTGATGGCGCGATCACCAGGCAGGTTTCCAGTTTTTGCCAATCGCTGCAACTCTTCGACGAAGTTTCCATATTGCATAGAGGCGTACTTGCGCTCTGCAGTCCCCCACGGCGCTCCATCCATCGTGACCATGTCAATCCTTTCGATGACCGAGTAGACATTGGATCGCCCACGCTTTTCCACTTTCAAAAGGCCAGCCTCGACTAGCTTCTTCTGCGAGCGTTCTACGGTGTCGGGTGAGCAGCCAACTTGCTTGGCCAAGGTTGCGATGGAGGGCCAGGCATTCCCGGTCTGTAGGTCGGTGTGTGACTTGATGGCAATGTAGACTGCAAAGGCAGTCGCACCAACGTCAGCAATCACGCCATCTTGAACCAGGCCACGAACCACGTGAATCCAAAGGTGGCGAACCCGGAGCTCGTCCCACAAGTCGCCCTGCTCTATCTGAGTGGCGCGGAATTCTTCGAGTTCACGAGAGTTCATCGTCACATTTTGCCTCAATTTAGACCCTTGAGAATCTTGTCGACTTCCTTTTCCAGGGTGGAAAGAACCAACTCGCGCATGGACTTTCTGTCAGTTCGCTTCCATGCATAGTCGAGCTTTCTGAACAGTTCTTCCGACATGACCAAATGGTATGGATGAGGCTTGTCTCCGCCCTCGCCTTCCCAAGGCTTTCCGGAGGCGGCGGGCCTTGTTGCCTTCTTCTCCGCCCTGCTCTCTTGCGCCGCACTTAGCGCCTCGGCGGTTGCAATCAGTGAGGCGGGAACTTCGGTTGGCGGGTTATTGGGCTCTTCGGTCCATCTGTCGAGCGCCAATAGTCTGGCGGCCGCATCTTGCTGAAGCGCAAGCTGTTCTGGAGGCGGCGGCATGCGCAGCTTAGGTTTATTTGGTGGCGTCACGGAATTTCTCCCCAAAGACTTCCTGGTATAGCGAAAGCATCTCGGCTACCGCCTCTGTCTTATTTGTGCCTGTCAGTTCGAGAACACTACAGCCAGACAGAACGGCACGTCGCATCGCAACCCGGTCGGCCAGTTGAGTTTGCATTACTGGCATTTTTGGATTTTCAGACAGAAGCTCACGCGCATCGGCGGCTTCATTTGTACTGGAGTTGATCGCATTCAGGACCACGGCAGTTTTTGGTGCTCGCCCTACCCTCTCCTCAACATCAGTCATCAGCTGTGCCATTTTTGCCATCGAGAACAAGTCAAGCTGGCCAGGGCGAACGGGCAAGATCCAAAAATCAGCGACCGCAATTCCCTGACGAAGCTCCTGTGAATCTACACCTCCGGCATCGACAATGACCTCGTAGTTTTCCTTCAGCTGGATGAGATCGTGGCCAATCTTCCCAAGCTTCTGGACACAAACAAGTGACGGCATGTGCCCTGCTTCTGTTCGCATCGATGCCCACATTGCGGAGCTTGCCTGCTTGTCAGCATCGACTAGGAGAACCGGGTATCCAGCACGCGCTCTCATGACGGCAAGGTTGAAAGATATTGTGGTCTTTCCTGCGCCGCCCTTCTCGCAGCCGATCAGATAGATCCAGTGTTTGTGATCAGGTGATTTAGTAGCCATAAAAATATCCTATGAATGACACATTGGGAACATAAGGTATGAAGCAATCATATCCTATGTTGGATTCATACCGTATGTATTCTACATATCCTAGAGCGGATTCATAAGCTATGAACGATGCATATTATTCATATCGTGGATATCCAACAT